GGTTAACATACTCTCTTTACTCTCTTGTGCATGATTAAAAAACCCAAGGTTAACAAGGTGACGCTCCAAGTCATCGCGGATGCGTGGGGCGTCTCCAAAGTTGCAGTCCATAAATGGGTGAAAATGGGTTGCCCCACAACGTCGATTGAAGACGCGACAAAATGGCGCGACGAATACTTGCAAGCATCGGGCAAAGCCGCACCGGCTACGCTGAACGAAGCGCGTCTTGAAAAGACTCTGCTCGAAAGCGAACGCATTCGCGTCCGCCTTCAGCAAGACCGAGGCGAACTTGTGGAGATCGCCGTAGTCCGCGAAGCTGGCATTCGCATCGGCGCAATCTTCTCGGCCAAACTCGCGGCATTGGTCAACGACGCCAGCGGCGCGTTGGCAGGGCTGGATGAAGCTAGCTTGCGAAAGAAGCTGCACGAACGGACGCAGACTATTTTAGCAGAGATCCGAACTGAACTTGAGAAGGTATGAACTACGAAACACGAACAACGAAAATGATAGTCGGAGTTAAGGGAGAGCAACTATTTCATTGCAGCGTAACTGAAATTGAAATCCTCGACGAGGCCGCTGGTGAGTTTCTAGAGATCAGCCAAGAAGGCGGCAAGCTCCGATTCGACCCCGAAGAGTGGCCTCACGTGCGCAACGCTATCGAGAAGATGCTCAAACTCTGCCGAAATTATGACTAAGCGAGAACTCTGGAAAATATACGCCAAGCGCAACCCATCCTTCGACGGCACAGGCAACGTGACGCTGTCAGCTGCCGGTCTTCGCAAGTTGTTTGAAACGACGTGGGATATTGCCATGTATGACGGAGAAGAGGAGCCAACAGCTAAACAACCGGCGTCTGCGAATGTCGACGCGCTAAAACAGATATTCGGAATGCGATGAACCCACTTGCACAAGGCATCCGAGATGGCATCAAGCTCGCATTCGACGGAACAATTTTAGATTGGGCAAGCGATCACGTCAGCTTTCCAAACTCGGATCGCGCTTCGCGCTTCGACCCGTCGGTTGCGCCGTGGCTCAACGCGCCACTGTTGGCGGCGAGTGATGACGAGACCACGCAGGTCTTTCTTCGCGCTCCGACCGGAGGCGGCAAAACTACGATGATGGAAACGCTCGCTTGTTTCATTGTCGCGCAAAAGCCTGGGCCAACTCTTTTCGTCGGGCAGACTGATGACATGGTGAAGGATTGGACGGAGTCGCGCCTACTTCCTATCTTCCAAGAGTGCAAGCCTGTGCGCGACCTGTTCCCAGAAGACCGGCACGCCTTGCGCAAGACCACGATTCTCTTTCCGCACATGGTATTGTTTGCAGGTGGCGCGAACATGACCAACTTGCAAGAGAAATCGATGCGTTATTGCATCGGTGACGAGGTGTGGAGATGGAAAAGCGGGATGATAAAAGAGTTGAAAGCGAGACATCACGACCGCTGGAACCGAAAGACGCTTCTCGTCTCGCAGGGGTGGGACGCAGGACATGAGGCAGACGCGGAATGGGACAGCGGCACGCGAGAAGTCTGGGGCTGGACTTGTTCCCAATGTGGGAACTGGCAGCGTTACTTGTTCGATCAAATCGAATACACGACCGAGCGCGACGAAAAAGGCGGCATACTTTGGGACAAGGTGCAGGACTCGGTCGTTATGAAGTGCGAGCACTGCGAAACGCGCTATAAGGACGACGCATCGACTAGGCGCAACCTTGCAAACAATGCAACTTACCGCGCACTCAACCCACATCCGGTGCGAGGGCATCGCTCGTTCGAGTATCCGGCTTATGCCGTCTGGTGGATTCCGTGGTTTTCTATTGCGAAAGAGTGGATCGAAGCCAACGAAGCCAAGTCATCTGGCAACTTGGAGCCGCTCAAACAATTTATTCAGAAGCGCAAGGCGCAGACTTGGCAGGACGAAGTGACGAGCGATCTGCCAGAGATCACGACAGGCGACTACGCAAAGGCCGAGTATCTCGAAGGCCAGAAGATCGACGGCGAGCACCGACGCTTTATGTGCGTCGATAAACAACGCGACCACTTCTGGTGCATCGTCCGCGCCTTCCGAGTTGACGGCTCTTCGATGCTCTTGCACGAGTCGCGACCGCTGACGTGGGAAACGCTCGACGCCATCCAACATCAATTCGATGTTGTTCCTCGATGCGTTGTGGTGGATGCCGGCTACGACACGCCGCTTGTTTACGAACAATGCGCTAGGCGTGGGTGGACAGCTTCGCACGGCTCTGGGCAGGATGGCTTTTATCATATCGACGGCGGGAGAAGGACGCGCCGGTTCGTTTCAAAGATCGAAGGAGCGCAAGCCGGAAGCGATGGTTTGAAATGCGCGTATTTCTTTTTCTCGAACGAAGGCATCAAAGACAAACTCGCTTCACTTCGCCAAGCGGACGCAGTTCCGAAATGGGAAGTTGCGCGGGACGTGTCAGACGACTACCGCAAACAAATGTTGTCGGAGATGAAAAAGGACGTGACGAACTCCAAGACCAAACAAGTCGAGCAAAGATGGGTTCGCATCGGCGGCAGGCCGAACCATCTGTGGGACTGCGAGTGTATCGCACTTGCGTCCGCGATGCTCGCTGGCGTTCTGCCGATAGGCGCGGAGAGCTAGGTTTTGACATATCTTCCAAGACACTTCCCGTCACGCCATCTGGCTGGCTTGCCATGCGCAACTTGACATTCTGAACTGACAGATGAAGCCTAGGGACGCCTAGGCGTAGGGTTATTTTTTTGACATCGCCTACATTTAAATGGCGATGAACAAATCATTCTTCGGTCTCCCGCTTGCGACATTGCAGGAATTGCAGGGAGATTTCACGGCTTGCCTAAAGGCTATCGCCATTGCCGGCGCGAGCTACAGCATCGCAGGCCGCTCGTTTACTCGCGCCAATCTTGCCGAGGTCGCGCAGACAATAAAAGAGTTGCAAGCCGCTATTGACAACGCTAGCGGAAATAGGGTAAGACGTTTCACGCCGACATTTCCGACGCAACGACCATGACTCAAGACATCATCACCAAAGCCATTTCGTTCGTCTCGCCTAAAGCTGCTCTGGATCGGATGGTCAACCAGGCGAAGCTTCGTAACTTCGGACGTTTCGATTCCGCATTGACGAGCGAGAAGCGCGGCATCAGCCGTGGCGTTAGCGGTGGCGAGGACACAAGCGGAACTCGCGAACGCTTCGCGCTCATCCGAGCCGCTCGCGATCTTGCCGACAACTTCCCGCCTGTCCGTTCGCTCCTTTTAAAATTTGCAACCTACGTTTCGGGGCGCATCGCTTACCAAGCACGCACCGGCAACCGTGAAGCCGATACAGCTATTGAAAGATACTGGCAGAAGTGGTGCAACGACTGTGACTTTCTAGGCCGTCACAACTTCACAACGCTTTTACAACTCGCGGTGACGGCAATGTTACGCGATGGCGACTGCGGATTCATCATCGTTCGCGACCGCGAAGATTTAAAACTACAAAGCGTCGAAGCCGACCGCATCGGATCGCCTTACGACCAAACCGACACCGACAAATATATCGGAGGCATCAACGTAGACGACTATGGAAGACCCATTTCATACACTATTTTCACGCGCACTATCAACAACCAGTATATTTCTCCTGTTGATATTGTTGCAAAAGAGTTTATCCACTTGTTCGACGCAGCGCGACTTGATGAATATCGCGGGCGGTCTGCTTTCGCTACTGCGTTAAACGCAACTCGCGATCTGCAAGAAGCGATCAAGGCCGAAGTGCAGGCGATCAAATACGCTTCGTATCAGTCCGGCGTCATCACAACCGAGAGCGGAGCCGCTGATGCTGGCGATTACTTCGCACGCGGCAACTCAAACGACCAAGGACAGGTCGCACGATTGCAGTCGCTCGATCCGGGCACGGTCAACTATTTGAGCGCAGGCGAGAAGATGGAGATGTTCAAATCGGACAGACCGACAGGCGCATTCGGAGAGTTCATCCGCCTTGTTCAAGCTCACATTTGCATGGCAGTCGGTCTTCCCTACGGCTTCGCATTCGACGCAGATAAGAGCGGGCCTATGGCGCGGATGGAAGCCGCGATGGCAGAGCGCACTTTCCTCCGGTGGCGTGGACTCTTGGAAGGTCAATTTTTAAACCGCATCAAAAATGTTATCTTACTCGACGCTGCTTCGCGCGGACTCATTCCAGATTCCGAATACCTGCTCGATGGTCGCTGGTGCTGGCCTGCCAAGGTTTCGATTGACTACGGACGCGAAGCATCAGCCGATATTGCACTTTGGAAAGCTGGCTTAAAAACAGCCGGACAAATCTACAGCGACATGGGAGAGGACTACGAAGAGGCACTCCGCGCACGGGCGAAGGAAGCGAACATGATAAAGGAACTTGGTCAAGAGTTCGACATCCAACCCAACCGCATTTCTGATTCAGTTCCGATTACGGCTATCGACACCATCTTTGATGAGAGCAAAAACGAAGCACCGCCGCTTATCGAGAGTATCGGTATCGGCGGCACGGATGCGCTATCGGGCATCCTAGCTTCGCTCGGTCGCGGCGAACTTTCAGCGGAGCAAGTCGCCGTCATTCTTCGCGTGGTATTCGGAATGGATGAGGCAAACGCAAGCAAAATCATCAACGCCGATCCAGCAAAGCCACAGGCAGAATCAGCACCGTCAGCATTCGAGGCAGACGAGAACAAGCCAAGCAAGGGAATGGTTGAAGAGGCTCTAAAGGGCTTAAAGTGGCGCGAAGAATACAACCGAGGAGGAACAGCGGTCGGAGTCGCACGCGCTCGCGACATCAGCAACGGCAAGAATCTTTCGGATGATACGGTGAAGCGGATGCACTCGTTTTTTTCACGTCACGAAGTTGATAAAAAGGGACAGGGTTTTCAACAAGGTGAAGACGGATTCCCCTCCGCAGGCCGCATCGCATGGGCATTGTGGGGCGGAGACGCTGGGCAGACTTGGGCAGCTGACAAAGTCAAAGGAATGCAGGCATCACAACCCGAACAGATGAAAGTCTCGCTCGCCGTCCGCGATACATTCGGACGAATTACCGGCTTTGAAACAAAGCACGAGCTTGTCATGCCGACTCCAGACAAAGACGAAGAGCAAGACGACTTCATAGGCCGTTGCATGGTGAGCGGAACAATGACGAGCGAATATCCAGACGAGAGTCAGCGCACCGCCGTTTGCATGGCGCAATGGGAGAAAAAATAAATGATAACTCACGGCATAGCACTCGAAGCAAAAAAGGCACTCATCACCGGCGTCCACCAACCCGGCGACGAATATCGGATCGCACTCTACAACGCATCGGCAAAGATCGGGCCGACAACAAAAGCCTACACAAGCGAAGGCGAAATCAAAGGCATGGGCTACACCGCCGGAGGCGTAACGCTAAAAGGACATCGCACAGGCATTATCGGCAAAAATGCTTACATAACATTTGACGATGTTGTCCTAAAGTCTGCAACCTTCGCCGCAGGCGGTGCGATGGTCTACAACGCCAGCAAGGGCAACGCAACCTTGTGCGTCCTCAACCTTGGAGCCGAGAGACACGTTTACGACGGCGCGTTTGAACTCAAGTTTCCCAAGCCAACTGAAACCACCGCATTGATTTTACTCGCTTAAATATGAAACCTAGCCAACCAATCGTGATCGACGGAGAAACCTACGATCTTTATACTTTAAATCTTGCCGTTACGTCTAAATACCTGGGCAACGGGGGCGAAGATGCATCAATAGCAATGCGTCTTGTTCCGACTAGAATTGAAAAAGGAGAGGTGATTACAGCAGACGCCGAAGCTCGCGGACTCTCAATCGGAACACTTGAAGGAGCGGATGCCGTAACAACGCAAACCGCGCTCTCAATTCAATCCGCTTTGCAAACATTTATCGACGCGAAGGGACTTTAATCGATGGCAAACTATCGCGCCGTAGCTTCTGGAAATTGGAACACAGCAGCAACGTGGGGAGGCGGTGCAGTGCCTCCAAATGGTGCTGGTCATAGCATATATTCAAATACGTTCACAGTAACGGTGGATACGACTGTTGATGTTGCACTTATTACGAACCTCGCAAATGCAGGAACATTTGTTGGTGGTGGGACTGCCGCAGCAGGTGGATTATTTGCTTTAAACAATGGCGTATCGGTAACGTCAACGACAATCCAAGCAGGCGCAACAGCAGCAAATTTGATTACGCTTTCAGGGACAGCTTCCGCCTCTATAAATGGAGCAATAATAGGAGGATCTACAGGTAGTGCAAATTGCATAACGCATTCCTCTTCTGGAACGCTAACAACGACAGGCACTATTACATCGTCGACAAGCAGTAATAGTCATGGAATAACAGTTTCTGGAAACGGAACATTGAATGCGACAGGCGATATCTCAAGCTCCACTGGATCGGCATTTGGCGTTAATATAACAAGTGCCGCCGCTACCGTTTCGATTACTGGAAATTTGATAGCAGGAAGCGGAGGCGCAGCAGTTTCAAATGCTTCAACTTCTAGCGTTACCGTCATCGGAAATTTTACGGCATCATTATCTTCCAATGCATTTACATCACCAAACTCCGGCGCAACGAATCGATTATCGGGGTCGTTTATTTCAGCTGCAAACGGATATGCTGCGATTTATGCTGTCAAGTACTTCTTAAATACATCGCCAACAGCCGCAAAGACTCGATATGCATTGAACGGATCGAGCACTTACCTCGACATGTTTACCGCAGACAACAGCCTAGGCCAAGCCGCGATTACCGACGTGCGTTTCGGAACGGTCTACGCAAGCGGAGCTTTGACGGGTGTTGCATATATTCCATCGGCGTCAAGTGTGGCGTTCGGCGTGCCCGTCGACAACACCACCGGCACGGCAACGCTGACCGCCGCAAACGTGCGAGCCGCTCTCGGAATGGCAACAGCCAACCTCGACACGCAACTTGCCGCGATCCCAACCGCCATCACAAACGCAAACGCAGTATGGGACGAGTTGATGTCCAACCACACAACCGCTGGCACATACGGCGGCAGGATCGTTCGCTCAATTAATGCAAATAACGAACTGCAACTCACCAGCTCGCATCACGCCGCCGCAGTCGTTCATGATTTTCAAGCCGCAGTCATTCAGTCCGCGGCCTTCGCGACAAGCGCAGTCACACTTTTCACAGGCGCAATGAGGACGGAACTCACGCCAGAACTCACGGAGATCACCGAAGTCCACGCGATCCACGGCCTCGACATCGCCAACGCGCTAACGGTCACGCCTACGAGCAGGACATCGGGCGCGATCACTCAAGCGATCACCGGAGACGGCACAACGAACACCGTAGTCACGAGGGTCTAAGCGGATGTTAGCTTCCCTGCTCATCGCAACGCAGGGCTTAATGCCAAGCCCGACGCCGTTATCCATCGGCGTGCAGGGCTTGCTGTTTATTCCGGTCGTTCCGCCGATCAATCCGATCGATCTGCCAGGAGGCGGAGGACGGGAGCGCGAGGAGCGCAAAGTCACAATCAAGGTTCGCGGAAATCGTCTTGTCTTCTCGGTCGCGAATGTCGAAGCGTGCGCTGGTTCGCGCATTCAAGTTGTAGGTTCGTCTTGCTTCTCGAATACTGGCGAGGCAGGACTTTCGATCAGTGCAAAAACAACGGTGCTTGGTAGTCGCAACCATGCGGGAGTGAGTCGCGCAGGGCTTTCTATTTCCAGTACGTTCAACGTCATCGGTTGCGAGGAAGAAAACGAGTTGGAAGTTTATTTAATGGCACAAGCGGCGATGGCATTGATGGACGACTAATTGACATTTGCGCCTTCGCATGGATGTCATCGAAGGAGTTTCAATAATTTCAATCGGCGAGGCTAAAGGCCACGGTCTCTACGTTGACGAGCAGACTTTGATGGAAGTCAAAACGTGCGCGGAGTCATACAAGGGCGGCGTAAAAGTCAATCTGGATCACGGTGCAGGGATCAAGGACATCGTGGGATTCGTTAACAATTTCCGCATCGTCGGATCGCAGCTTCTCGGCGATCTCAACCTGCTTGAAACATCGCCAATGCGCGACTACGTCCTAGAGATTTCAAGCAAGTTGCCGGACACCTTCGGCATCAGCATCGCTTTCACAGGCCCGATCCGCGAAGTGGATGGAATGGACTTCGCAAGTTGCACCGAGCTTTACAGCGCAGACCTCGTTCAAACACCAGCCGCAAACGCGACAGGCTTGTTCTCATTCACGGCAAAGCAAGTTGACAAATTTTTCAAAGAAATGGAAGACGCAACAATTGAAATCGAACCAAAGGAGGACGAGGTCAGCATCGCCGACATCGTTTCTCGTCTCGCAGCTCTCGAAACCGCATTCGGCGACTACAAGAGCAAAATGGAAATGCCAGCCGAAGAGCCAGCCGCCGAAATGAAAGAAGAGATGACCGCTGAACTCAGCGTCATTTCCAAACTCGAAGCAAAACTTGACTCGATCATCTCCAACTTCGGAGCCGCTCCAGTAAAGGCATCGGTCATCGCTGAAGAAAAAGCAGTCGAAAAATTCGACCTCAAATCAGTCATCGTGCAGAAGACCGAGGAACTCGGCAGCCGCACCGAAGCTATCCGCTTCGCGATGCGCAACCACCGCGAAGCCTACATCGAGGCACGCGACAACAACGAACTCAACTTTTAATCCCACCTAATTTATGGCAACACAAAACGACAACGGTATCCGAAGCTTCACCTTCGCATCCGCGATCACCGCGAACACGCTCGTGAACATCACCGGCGCAAACGCTGCGCAAGCGGCATCAACCGGCTCTAACCCCATCGGAGTCGTCCAGAATGACGTAGCCGCTGGAAACCAAGGAGCCGTCAAACTATTTTTCCCGACCCAATTCGGAATCCTTTCCGCTATTGCCACAGCCGGTAATACCGTCTTCGCAGTTACGAGCGGATTGGTTGTCGGAACATACGCCAACGCATCGACCGTTACTCTTGGAGTTGCGATCAACAGCGGCGTTTCCGGTGACGTTGTCGAATACGTTCCTAAATTCAACCAATAATCTAATACCACTATGGCACTCTCATACACAACAATTCGCGCCGATATCGCGCAGGCCGTCTTCGAAGGTCTGTCGAACAAAAACAACTTGTTCATCGGAACCGAAGTCATGCCAGTTTACAGCTCGGACGTTAAGTCCGGCGCGTATCTGAAATTGAACATCGGTGATTCTGAAACTCTCAACGACGACGTTCTTAAAATCGCCGCTGGTGCTGGCTATCCACGCACAAGCCGCCGGTTCACGAGCGACTCGTTCGACGCGATCGAATACGGTCTCGAAGAGGTTCTTCCTGACAGCAACCGCCGCGATCTCGACAGATTTTTCGACACCGAGGTCAACATCGCCGGAATGCTCTTGCGCCAAATCCAAGTCAGCCACGAGGCTCGCGTTGCTTCCGCAGCATTCGCCGCCAATGGACTGACAGCGATCAGCGCAACGGCAGCCTACACAGAAGCGAACATCACATCCTTTGACGTTCCAGGAGATGTCGCCGCAGCAAAGCTCGAACTCGCCAAGTATGGCGTGCTTCCGAACACCTTGATCATGTCCATGCCTTTGTTCGAGCGCATCCGCCGCTCCGCTAAAGTGCAGAACCAGTTCTTCGGCATCGTTCCTTCGGATCAAAGCCGTCTCCTCAGCGAAGGCGAAGTCGCCGCCGCTGTCGGAGTCGACCGCGTTCTCGTTGGTCGTGCACCAAAGAACACCGCCGCAAAAGGCCAAACCTATGCCGGTGGATTCATTTGGTCAAACACCTACATGGCTCTCGCCACAACCTCCGGCGGAGACTTCTCCGGTGGCGGATTCGGTCGCACGATTGTATGGGCCGCTGATAGTCCAGTGCCTTTCGTCTCTGAGACCTACCGCGACGAAGCTCGCCGCGCTAACGTCCTCCGTGTTCGTCAGAACTCGGCTGAGAAAGTTATCGACGGTTCCAGCATCATCCGCATCACAACGGGATTCGCTTAAGATTCCCCAGCTAGTTAGCATCGAAGAAGCCACCTCGAAAGGGGTGGCTTTTTTATTTTGTTGACATATACATCAAGGGTAAACATGAACCAAAAAAAGAAGCTGGTCGCAGGGCTTATCTGCGGCAACGAAGAACCGCGCATTGAGCGATGTGTTAAGTCACTCAAACAAATCTGTGACGAGATCGTTATCGTCCGAGCAATTGGAGCACTCGCACCGGATCGCACGCTCGACATCGCCAGGGAACTAGGTTGCCACGTTGACGAATATCTCAACTCTCCTCTGGTCGCAGATTGGGAGCACCTCGACAACTTTGGAGAGGCTCGGAACAAAGCATTCGCCAAGGCTTACGAACTCGCAGGGAAAGACGGCTGGGTTATGTGGGCAGACTGCGACGACATCATTGAGCCGCACATGGTCGCGCCAACGCTGGCCGCACTTAAAGAATGCCCACCGGAGCAGGATTGGATATTGACCGACTACGTTATTCCAGAGCAGGGAAAACGCGCACCGAGAGAGCGTTTCTTTCGCTTCAAAACAGCATGGTGGCATCGGCCTGTGCATGAGAACGCGCAGCCTACAAAGGACGTGCAGGTCTGTATGCGGCGCGATCTTGAAATCATACACCAACCGCCGATAGGTCACAGGAACAGCAGCGAGCGCAACCGCAGAATCTTGATGCACCAAGACCGGATGACTTCGCATTTCAAATTTTACCTACATTACGAGAACTTTATCGCAGGAAACAAGGAACTCGCGGCCAAGTACGGATCGGAGGCACTCGCGTTGACCGATCTGGACGGCGTGAACCGCTACGAGATTCTTTTAAATTGCGCCAACATTACGAGCGGAGAAACATCGCTCAACCTAGCACGCAAGGCCAAGGCACTTGAACCAAAGCGGCGCGAAGCCTACGGACTTGAAGCCAGCATCCTGCTTGACGAGAAAAAATACCAAGATGCTTTAAAAGTCGTAGAAGAAATGCTCGAAGTGCCTACACCGAAGTTTCCACAATGGACGCACCGAAAAGAATGGTACGGATGGAAGGGCGATCAGCTTTACGCGTGGACGCTCCGACTTCTCGGACGCAACGAAGACGCAGAAGAGATCGAGCGCGAGACGTTAGCAGGATCAAGCAAGCCGAAAATCTCACTAGTCCACGCAACGCGAGGAAGGCCCGTGGAGGCCGTGCAATGCATGACGCTATGGTTGTCACGCGCAACGCACCCAGAACGCGTGGAACATATCTTTGCGGTCGATCACGACGACGACAAGGCAGACGTTCTGAAACGCTTTCGATCTGTGACGCAAAAAGACCAAGGGTATTCCGTCGGAGCGTGGAATCTCGGAGCCGCGCAAGCGACCGGCGACATTATTATCCAGTTATCGGACGACTGGGAATGTCCGCCAGGGTGGGATGAGACGATAGAAAAGCGTCTCGATATTTCAAAACCGCAGGTGCTTCGCATTTCAGACGGATATAGAAAAGACGATTTACTTTGCATGGCGATCATGACGTGTAAATATTTTCGAGAAAATGGACTATTCAACCCACGATTCAGAAACGTCTATTCGGACACCGACTTCACCTTTCGTGCCGCGAAAAATGGGGCGATCATTGATGCTCGCGACATTAGCATCGTTCATCACCATCCGTTTTTTGAAGAGCGTCCGCTCGATGCTACATACCAGCGCGGAAACGATCCGGCTGAGTATGCGAGGGCAAAAGAAATCTTCGACGAACTCCACCCGAAATGAATAAAGACGTTACATTGATCGTTTTTGAAGGCTTAAAAACAAGGCACGAACAGAGCGAAAAGCTATTCAACCACCTTTGCGGACTAGGTGGATTCGGAGATGCTGTTTACATCGCAGAGGACTGCAACTATCAACAGGCGATGCATTGGGAATTAGGCCGATTCTCCGACTATATCGACACCTCGCACGCGCTCATCTGCACGCACGATGGCTTTATTGCCAATCCGCACCTGTGGCAGGATTCATGGCTAGAATACGACATGATTGGAGCACCGTGGCCAGCGTGCTGGAACGTAGGCCATCGAGTGGGCAACACAGGATTCACGCTCCAGAGCCAGAAGTTCTTGCAAATGGCAGCAAAGGCCGAGGCACTTTGGAAGGGAGAGGCAGGGGATGTCTTTTTGTGCCGCACGATGGAGCAAGGATTCCGTGATAACGGCATCAAATACGCGCCGATTAACGTGGCAGCGGCCTTTTCTTGGGAACATTACATCGAAGAAAACACAGCGGGGCCGGATCGATCCTTCGGATTCCACGGCTGGGTTGCAGGGAAATCAGCGGATCAATATTACACGCTTTGAACATCTTAATCGTTTATCATTTGAGGCTCGGAGACATCGCTCGGTGCTTGCCGATAGCGAAGCACTTCGCGGATCAAGGACACAATGTCACCTTTGAGTGCATGGCAGAGTATCACGGTCTTTTCGCGATGGTCGATTATTGCAAACCGATCTATCCACAAAACGATCACAGCGGATTCGACCGCATCATCAATTTGCAAATCTGGCCAGACCTGCACGAAGACTTTTGTGCGAGTCCGCTGGGGTGGAGTGATTACGTTTACGGACTCTTTCCCGAAGGAA